CGGCAAAACACAGTCGCTTACCTGTTCCGTTACGGAAACAGCAACGAGTAAGACGCGTGCAGCTGCCTCTCCTTACGGCTTTGGAGTGACACTGTCGTCCTTGTCAGGGCGGCAGCTAGCCATCTTGGGCGCGCTCGGCATTAGCCGGTTGCGTTTCTGAGGCTAGCTATAGCTTGCCGGCGGCTTGCCGGAATTTCTACCGCCTAGGAGTCATGTCTGATGTTTCCAGACCCCCAATCAGTCACCATCAATGCAGTGCCGCAATCACTTCCGCGCGTCGACGTGGGCTCGTTGCGTTCCATCTACCGAAAGGACGATGGGACGTACAAGCTCACCATCTCGCACACGGAAGGCAAGCGATATCGTCACAGCGTCCGTTTGGACGCCGAGAAGATCGCGCTTGACGCGCTGACCGCCGAGAACATGGAGGTCAGCATGTCGGCCTACCTCGTGATCGATATGCCCAACGCGGGCTATACGGCCACTGAGGCGAAGGACATTGCGCTGGGTCTCACGACCTGGCTGTCCTCCGCAAACCTGCTGAAGGTGATCGGGCTCGAATCGTAGCGGTTGATTACCGCTACGTAGCTGAGCTCTTCTCGTGGGAAGGGACTATTGCTTGGTCCCGACCTGCGGGGGGTTCGCATCAGACTGAGGATTGCCTAGCTTCCTTTCGAGGAGGCAGACATGAAACCCAGCCTGATCTGGCTACTAGGTATAGTGCTCACTGAAGTGGGCGCTAGATGTCGCACCGACACGTCCATCGACGTCAAAACGGCGTCGAGAAGGGTTGAACACGAGGGCGAGAGCTTCTTAACTCTAACCCTTCCACGTTTCTGCTCTGACTTCGAGAGTTGTCTAGAGCAAGGCGTGGTTGACCCAGCATCTTTCGTCGGCTTTACAAAGCACGTGAAGGATGGGCCGCTCCCCGCATTTCTGCGAGGTTTGACCGGTCTTGTGTTCGATCAGCGAACAGGCTGCCTACTTGGCAACCCTGATCCAGAGGCTATTCTATGCATCAGGCAAGTCTGCCTGATGTTTAAGAAGATACGCCTCGAATGCTCGAAAGAGCGGTTGAGGAGTGCCCTGGATGAGTATGTCAAGATTGACCAGGAGTTGTGTGACGGTACTGATAGGAGCCTTGGCGACAGCCTTGAGCTCTTCTATACCGTTGGTCGTGTCTTATGGTCTGAAGTACTTGGAGAGACCTGCAGGAATGCAGACTCTGGGTACTTTTTGCCGAGGCACGGTAAAGGAACCACGTCGGAACGTATCGAGCGAAATGCTAAGTACGTTTTCAAGTCGTGGCCCGAGCGTCTCAATGAACGATTCCCAATGGACGTGTATGCGTTTCCTAACGCAGACATTACCAGATGGGAGTCTTATGAGGCGCTTACGACTCCGGTGCCCGGGATGGAGACGCCCGTTCGGGTTATCTCCGTTCCTAAAACACAGAAGGCTCCTCGGATCATCGCAGCTGAGCCTGTTGCAGTTCAATACTGTCAGCAGGCTATCTCGACTGCGGTGGTTAAGGCACTCGAAAGCCACGCTTGGACGCGCGGTCGCATTAACTTTCGCGACCAGACGCCTAATCAGAGGGCTTCTTTGGCGAGCTCTGTCACACGTGATAGGGCTACCATTGATCTCTCTGAAGCTAGCGATCGTGTTGCTTCTGTACACGTGCATGGTATGTTGGCTAGTGTGCCTCTTCTTAGGGACATGCTGTTTGCTAGCCGTAGCACGCGTGCGATCATGCCTGATGGGAGATTGATCTCCCTCAGGAAGTTCGCGTCTATGGGCTCTGCTTGTTGTTTCCCGGTCGAGGCGATGGTCTTCTTTACGGCCATCGTAGCGGCTAGGATTGCAAGCAAAGGCTTGCCGACTTCGAGGTTCCTTGTGAGCCAGTCTATTCGTAGGGCTTGCAGAGGAATTTTAGTCTACGGGGACGACCTCATTGTCCCCGCAGATGAGGTGCAAGCTGTTGTGGAAGGGCTAGAGGCCCTAGGGCTGAAGGTCAATAAGCGCAAGACCTTTTGGAAGGGTCATTTCAGAGAGTCTTGCGGCATGGATGCCTACAACGGTACGCGGGTAACTCCCGTGTATCTGCGCGAGGTTTTTCCTGCCAACAGGCGCGACGTAGATAGTATCGTTTCTTGGGTGTCGTTCGCCAATCAGCTTTATAAGGCTGGCTGGTGGACTACAGCAAGACACGTTCGTTCGGCCGTGGAAACCGTTGTAGGCCCATTGCCGTGCGTGCTTGAAACGAGCGCAGCCCTCGGATGGCATAGCTATTTACAATGCTATGACATGGTGAGGTGGGATAAGCAGCTGCACAGGCCCCTGGTCAGGGCTCCAGTTGTTGTTCCGCGCTACGTGGCGGATCCGTTGGACGGTGTTGGAGCCCTTCTCAAGTGCTTACTTGGGTTGGAATCTAATGCTCCTGACGAAGATAATGCCACCGATCGTCTGCGGTGTTTGATTTCTGGACGAAACCCGTTCAGAAACTCCAAACACTTATCTCGCAGCGTGAAGTCCGGTACTTCCGACATCAAATACCG